TTTATTTGTACATGTTTGTACATGATGGTGGTAAATAATTATTATGTAGATAAAACACTGGTTCATTTTAAAATAAGGGATGCTAAAAAAATAGTTTAATTAATGGATAAAATATACCAATGGTTGATTGATAATAAAGAAGAGTTAATGAATAAGTTTATTTATAATATGATACCTAATAGACGAGACGCTGAAGACTTTTATCAAGACCTATTTATTATAATGTCTAATAAAGATGATGTTAAACTAAATCAGATATTAGAAAGAACAACAGAAAAGAATAATGAAATGATGAGGTATGTTTATATCATCATTAAGAATAATTTAAAATCTAAAAATAGTAGATATTACTATACATATAGAAAACCCATTGGTATTGATTATGATGAAGTTAAATATGAAATAGGTAGTTTAGATACAAAAGATAAATATATTCTATTAGAAGAGATAGAAAATGATTGTATAAAATTATTAAATGATATAAAAAAATATTTTAATATTGAACTAAAAAAGAACCCTAAGTCTTTTTATGAAAAAGGTATATTCGAAATGTACTTTAATGAAAAGAACACTTATAGAGATGTAGCTTCTATTTTAGATATACCTGTCACCTCTATTTATAATAATATTCAAAAGAGTAAAGATAAAATATTAAAGGTTTTTAAAGAAGATATAAAAAACATAAATAAAAAAATATATATTTATAATACATATGATGATAATTGATATAATAGGCATCACTTGGTTACTAATCCATTATAATGATTTTATAGAAGAATTTAATCAAGTTTTAAAAAGACCTAAGAGAATAATATTAATACCAAAGAAAATATTAAGTTGTATGATGTGTACCTCGTTTTGGGTTACATTGATATTAACTAAGGATATATGTTTATCAGGGTTTATAAGTATTTTATTTTACTTATTAGATAAACACTTAATAAAAACAGATATTGAACTATGAAAGATAAATTAGAAATAGAATTAAAAGAAATCGTTACTTGGACAAGTATGAGTAATGATAGAATAAAAAGATTATATGATGTGTATAAGATTATATCAAAATCAAATCAAAATTATTGTAGTAAATGCCCATCTGTAATAAGAAGTATATTTAAAAAAGTTAAAAGATATTATGAAAAAAATTATATTTAGAAAAAGATTAGTTAAGGTTTTATTGTTTTTAATAATAACACCTTTAACATTACCAGTTTTATTACCATATATGTATATTAGTAAAGCTATAAAAATAGGAAAGGGTGAATGAGAAGTAAAGACCCTTTATTAAATAGATTTGGTATGAAGTCTAAAAGTCAAAAAATGAAATATGATAGATTCGTAAAAGAATATATGTTATGTTGTAATGTGACTGAGGCTTATAAGAAAGTATACCCAGGCAATATAAATGCCACCAATAAACGAAATGGATATTTATTGGTTAGACACCCTTATGTAGTATATGAACTAAATAGAAAGAATAAAGAGTTAGATAAAAAAATGGATAAAAAAATAATTATGAATAGAGAAAAGATATTAAACGAATTAAAAGAGATATTGTATTTAACAAAAGATTTAAAACAATACCCAACAGCTTTAAAAGCTTTAGACCAACTGGCTAGGGTTACGGGTTCATATGCACCTGAGAAATCAGAAATAGAACATAAAGGTATAACAATAAATTATATTAACCCTGATGATATTATAGAAGATAATTTTAAAGGTGGTTGTCCTGATTGTCAAGATGGTGAATGTATATGTGATATTGAAATATAAAATAAAAATAATTAATATAAAATGGGAATGGAATTAAGACCACTAGAAAATGAAATTGAATATAATCATTGTAAAATATATGTTAAACAATTAGAAGTATTTAAAGATGAAAGTCCAAAGTTTATTGATATACAAAATCTTATTGATAAATTTAATGTATATATTCAAGAATGGGAAGATAATAATATTGAAATACAATAATGACAATAAACTTTAAACCTACTAAGAAACAACACGAAGTCTTTAAATTATTCGAAGATGATAAAACCACCGAAATTCTATTTGGTGGTGGTGTTGGTGCTGCTAAAACATATCTTATGGGTTCATTGATTACTATTAAGTGTCTTCAATATGAAGGAATAAGGGTTGGATTATGTAGAAATGAATTAACAACATTAAAGAAAACAACAGTAGTTACTTTATTAAGTGAAGTATTTCCTAATTTTAATTTAAAGAAAGATGAACATTATAAGTATAATCCTATTGATGGTAAAATTACTTTTTATAATGGTTCTGAGATAGTTTTTCAAGAATTAAGACATATACCATCAGACCCTAATTATACTCGTTTAGGTGGGTTGTTATTAACCTTTGCCGTTATTGATGAAGCAGGTGAAACGTCATCTACTGGTAAAGAGATATTACAATCAAGAATAGGAAGATGGAGAAATGAAAATTATAAATTAAAACCTTTACTTATAATGACTTGTAACCCATCAAGAAACTTTTTATATGATGAGTATTATTTAGCTGATAAAGAAAAAAGAATGCCTTATTATAGAAAGTTCGTTAATGCTACTGGACTTGATAATCCATATTTAAGTGAATCATATATAGAGAACCTTAGAAGAACTTTATCACCATCTGAGGTAAGTAGATTATTATTGGGTAATTGGGAGACACAGGATGACCCTGACAACTTAGTGTCATCTGATGATATATTAGAAATGTATGATTTATCTATTGAACAAAATACCAACACCACAAGATATATTAGTGCTGATATAGCCTTTAAAAATGATGGTTGTATATTGGTTGTATGGGAAGGAAATGATGTCATTGATATAGTTAAAGTTAAATCAGAAGAAAATGTATTAGAGACCATTAAATTAACAGCACAACAATATGAAGTTCAAACAAGGAATATATCTTATGATTCAGATGGAGTAGGACAATATATTAAACAATATTTAAGAACAGCCAGACCAATTATAAACAACGGTAAACCACTTAAAAAGGAAAACTATATAAACCTTAAATCACAACTTTATTATAAGTTAGGTGAGTTAATAAGAGATGGTAAGATAAAGATTAAAACCAATAAGTTTAAGAAAGAAATAGAAGCTGAACTTTTATCTATTAAACGTAAAACAAGAGGACATAGTGAAAGTAAAATGAGTATAAATAGTAAAGACGAACAAAAAAAGATATTGGGTCACAGTCCTGATTTATCGGATTCTTTAGCATATAAAATGATATTCGAATATCAACAAGGAAATTTTACAAGAGCATTTTAAACTTATCTTGTTTTTATTTATATAATATAAAAAAACAAACTATTATGAGTAAGAAGAAATGTAAAAAATGTTTAATTATTAAAGATGTCAATGATTTTCATAGATTAGGAAAAGGTTTTAGACCAAGATGTAAAACTTGTATGAACGAACAACAAAAAGAATATTACGAATTAAATAAAGATAAATGTAATAAAAAAGCTATGGCTTATTATGAGTTAAATAAAGAAGCTGTATTAAAACAACAAAGAGAATATCAACAAAAAAGAAAGAAATTAAAATAATAAAATAAAAACCACTTTAATTTAAGTGGTTTTTTTATGCTTAAACATTATATAAACAATAATTAAATGGATATATATTATGTTAATGAAGAAAGAAATATTAATACCACAAAATTGGTCTGATGTAACATTAGGTGAGTTTATAAAATTATCTGAATTAGATATCAACTTGTTTAATAATGATATAGAATATTATATAAGAATGTTAATTATATTCGGTAACGATGATTTAGACGATATAAAAGAGTTTATTAAGATATCTGATATAAGTGATATAGTTAATCAAATGAGCTTCTTAAACACGAAACCACAACAATTAGATTTAAAGTCAGTAATGATAGATGATGTAGAATATCACTTATCAGACAACTTAAATAAATTAACTGTTGGTGAATATATAAGTATTGAATCACTTATTGAAAAAGGTAAATTAACAACTATATCTGCTATACCAGTTATATTATCTGTTATATTAAGACCAAAAGGAGAAGAGTTTAACTCTGATTTAGTTAATAGTAGAATAGAATTATTTAAAGAAAAATTAAATATTGAACAAGTGATTAAGATGAGCCTTTTTTTTTTCGAATGGAGAAAAATAATAACGTTTAATTTTAGTGGTTTATTTAAAGGACAACAAAATAATGATGATGGTGAAGATGACGTATTAACAGATGGGCCAGCATCACCTGAGTTCGACAATAGATGGAAATGGTTTAGTATAATAGAAAGACTTGCTAATGGTGATATAACAAAGTTTAATGAAGTATATAAAGTGTCATATATTAGTGCTTTAAATACTTTATCTTATTGGAAGGAACGAGATGATTATCAAGAAAGATTAAGGAAAAGACAAGAAATGATGAGTAAACATAAAAGATGATAGAAAAACTTATACATATAGTAACTTTAAAAAGTAAGATTAGAATTAATCTAGCTACTAAAAGTAAAACCAATGATATAACCAGAAGAGAAACCAGAGAAATAGAAAGAGGTTTAACAAAGGTTTTACAAAGACAGATAGAAAAACAAGGTCACGTAGATACGGGTTTAATGGTTAGAACTATTAGAGTTAAAGTAAGACCCAATAGACAAGGTAGAATGATAGTTGATATTAATGCTGTTGATTATTGGAAATATGTAAATGGTAATTTTGATATATTCGAAAATGCCCAACGAACAAGAGCTTGGAAAAGTATAGAAAAAGATTTTAACTTTTATAATAGAGGTGTTAGATAAATAAATAAAATAAAAGATATGAAGATACAAACGATAAACCAATTAATAAGTGTATGGAAAGATATATCTACAAGACATTATCAGATTAATGGTTTTGGTGTAGGTGATTCTTGGGAAATAGGAGCTGATAAAGCTTATATGCACCCTGTGTTATGGGTTAATCCTGTTACAGCTAATATGCCATCAACAGATACTGGATATAAAACCTTTGAAATTAATTTTGAGGTAAGAGTATTCGATTTAGTTAATAAAGATGAAAGTAATGAAAATGATGTTTTATCAGACTGTATAGATATACTTAAAGATATTATAATAGAGTTTAAAGGACACCCTTATTATGTTAATAGTGAATTGAATATAATAGATGATATTTCTTTTGAAGCCTTTACAGAAGAATTTGATGAAGAAGTAAGTGGATGGTTATGTGAGATATCTTTAATGACACCAATGATAAACTCCTTTTGTGGTATACCAGCTGCTGATATAAGTGGTTTTGAATTTCCTGATATTAATTGTCCTGATATAAATGTTTTATGTCCTATATCAGATACTTTTGTAGAAACAAGTATTTTAAATGGTTCAGACTTAGAATTAACAAGAAATGATGGTGTTGTATTAACAACGGATTTATCTTCGTTAGGTGGTTCTATAACTGCTGATAATGGTTTAAATATATTGAGTGGTGTCGTTGAGTTGGGTGGAACTTTAAATAAAGATACTATAATTAATGGTAATGATAAAGGATTTACACTTGGAGAACCAACAAGTAGACTTTCTAACTATATTATAAATGGTGTTGTAAAAACAGAGAACTATACCTTTACAGGCTTTGGTAATATCACCACACAATATACACCAAATGGTATAACAAATACTTGTTCTGATAGTACCACAACTTTAAACAACCTTAACTTATCTACTCCTACACAAGAAAGATATACTATTAGTGATGTTAATTTAAATCAAAATAGTTATTTAGATATAGGTAGTGACCAAGTTCAAGTTTATAGTGAAGATACAACAACTGGTCAATATAGTTCATTTGATATATCTATGAATAATTCAAACTTTAAACATAATAGTGGTGGTGGTATTTCTAATGGTTTATATTTATCAGATGACAATATTGTATTAACAATGTCTGATGGTGTAAATGATAATGCTATACTTATTGATGAGACACAAATAAATTTTAACGGTGTAAATCCACTTGCTTGTGAGACAATATCATTACAAGATAAAACACTTATATCTGATGAGTTCGTTCATTATACACCTACAATGGCAATATCTGATAGTTGTTTAATTAATGATAGTATATCTTTTCATATGGATGGTAATGATTTAGCTGGTAGATATAAAAACAACTCTGGTGTAGTGTCAGATATTACTTTTTCTGGTGGTGGTGGTTCGGTTACTGCTGATAATGGTTTAAGTATATCTGCTGGTGGTGATGTAGAATTAGGTGGTACTTTAACGAAACCAACAACTATATTGGGAAATGGAATGTTTTTACAAATAGGTAGTCCAGTGTCTAAATTAAGTATGATAGGTTTTACTAACTTTTATTCTATAACAGCTGGTGTAGCTAGTGGTTTATCAGACACAACAGCAACTATAACTTTAAATACTGGTGAAGCAGGATTAATATCAGGTAGGGATTCTAAGGTAAGACTTGGTACAGTAACTGGTGGTAATTCATTAAATGTTTTATTAATAGATGGTGATGAGACAACATTTATTGATGGTTCAACCACACCAAAGGGAATACAATATGATGACGACTATTCTTCTACTTTTGTTAATAGAAGTTTAGTAGATAAAGAATATGTAGATACGTCTATAAGTTCAACATTAACTGGTTTTACTGGTACTTTTACTAATGGTGATGGTGATACAGTTACAGTTACTAATGGATTAATAACAAATATAGCTTAATATGAGTAAAAGTTTAAGAAGTGAAAGAAGAAGAATAGGTAGAAAATTAGACCAATTATGGAGAAAACAAATTGATATAAAGGATTTAATAGATACTGGTGCTTTAAGAAGTTCTTTTAAAACAAAGATAGTTAAGAGGAATAAGATTTTATCAATAGACGTTCAGATGATGTATTATTTTCAATACTTAGATGAACCTTTTGAAGTGTCTGAAGACTTATTTAAAACAAAAGAATATAAAAAGTTGGAAACAGAATTAATAGACCTTATAACAGAAGAATTATTCGTACCTATACCAAAAAAGTTTAAATCTTCTGATACTGTAACCTATACTTTTAAAAGATAAAAACATATAATATACTATTATATATTATTATAATATAAAACAATAATTTAAATATGCCAATTATTCGTGAAACAACAAAATTAAAGGTTATACCATCAGGTGTTAACCCAACTTATAATGAAACTATAATCGTTTTAGAATCACCTAATATAATATCAGATAATTTTAAATGGATATTCGAACTTTATAAAGGAGAACCAACCGATTCAGATTATGAGTTAATATCAACATTAATAATATTACCGAACCCACAAGGATTTGGAATTGTTGATATACATAGACACGTAGAAAATTATATATCTACTGATTTTGACCCTTATGATATTGATGAGGTTATAAGACCTATTGATAAATCAGGTTTAAAATGGTCTTTTAAATTAACAGAACAATTTGAAAACCCAAGATGGAGATATGTTGATTATACTGCTGTAGCTGGTAAAATAGGTTATACAAATGATAGTTCTATATACCCATATGGAACAGATATACCACACCCTTTTATTATTACTGATAGAGTACAGGTAGTTCAAGACCCAGGCTTTACATACCCTGAGTATAACTTTACTGATGTAGCAATAGACACTATACCTTCTGATTATACTATTACGTTAGATGAGCCTTATGTTGGTAGTGGGCCAGCTGACCCAGGCACAATAAGTTTAGTCGGTGGTGGACTTAGAGAAATAGAACAAGATTATACCAATACAACATTTTATTCTTTTAATGGTGTTTTATCATTTCAAGGTTTTAGAAATTGGGATTCAAGTGATTATGAAATGTCATCAACTTCACCAGATACAACTAAGTTTTTAACTAATATACCAAGAGTTTATGATGTAACGTTAGACGATAGGGTATGGTTAAATGGTTTACAAAGTGCTACAAGTAACCCAGTTGTATTCGGTGCTATATATACAGATAATGGAATATATGGTGTTGACAATCAACATACTGCAACAGGACAATTCTTTATGACACAACATAAAATAGGGCCAAAGGATTTAATGGAGACTACTGATACAACCTTAACAGCTTTAAGTGGTTCATTACCAGCTGTAGATGCTAACACAACATTTATTGCTTATGTACAAAGTGCTTTACCAGCAGTTACAAGAGTCTCTGAAACTATACTTTTAAATATTGTAGATAAATGTGGTAAATATGAAAAGATTAGATTTTTCTTTATGGATAAATTGGGTTCTTATATTCCTTTAACTTTTGATAAAGTGTCTAAGTCTAATATAAACAACAAAAGAAGTAATTATAGACAAAATTATGGAGAATATAATTCAGTGTCTGAAACGTGGGGATATGATACATACGATAGAGGTATAACAACTTATGACTTAACGTCTATTGAAACTGTTACTTGTACGTCTGACTGGTTAAATAGTGACCAAGTTAATATGGTGATGGAAATGTTAAGTTCTCCTAATGTTTATATTCAAGATGATAATGGTGATTATATATCAATAACAATAACAACAAACTCCTTTGAGAAAAAGAAAACTGTTAATGATAAATTAATAAATTATACAATATCATTTGAATATTCACAAAATAATAGTTCACAAAGAGGTTAAAATAAAAAATTGATTATGAAGAAAGTAGAAGTAATTATAGGTGATGGTGTCGAACAGATAAGTTTAGACTTAAATATGAATAGTATATCGATAGCTTTACAATATTCTATTGATGATATCAGGGATATAGATAAAAAGAATAGTAACTATTCTAAAACAATAACATTGCCAGGTACTAAGAAAAACAATATTGCTTTTGGTAATTTATTTGATGTTAATAGTGATTTTACACAATATGACCCTAACTTAAAGAAATCAGCTAGAATAGTAGTTGATTCATCACCAGTATTAGAAGGGTATATTCAATTAACAAAGGTTATTAAATTAAATAATGCTGATTTACAAGGTAATTTAATATCTTATGAAGTAATAGTATTTGATGATTCGGTTAATTTTATACAATCATTAGGTGATAAAGTCTTAACTGATTTAGACTTAGATAGTTATAATCACATATATAATAGAACTAATATAGAGAATGCTTGGAACAACCATACATATGATGACTTATACCAATACCCTCTATTAGATAAGGTGACTGAAGGTTATTTTACTAAAGATTTTAAACCAGCAATATATCATAAAGGGTTACTATTAAAGATAGCTGATGAAGCTGGGTATACGTTAAAAGGTAGTTTTATAGAGAATAATACAACATATGATAAAGAACTCATTATGTGGGATGGTGATTCACCATTAATAACAGATAGTGAAGCTAATAGTAGACAGTTTAAAGCTGGATTTACTGGTGATACATTAGTATATGACCAAGCAATATTAAATACTAGAAGAACTATGGATTCTTTAAGGTTGGAAAGGAATGCTAATTATAATGATATAACTCCACCATTTTATGATAATACTGGTAATTATACTTTCGACAATCCTGCTACTTTAGGATTATTTAGTAGATGGACTAGTCCTAATAAGGGTAAGTTTAATTTTAAATCAGCACTAAAGGTAGAATTAGAATTTGATGGTAAAGGTCTTCCTTCAATTAACGGTAATCTAATACAGGTATTTGCCTATGCTAGAGCAACTCTAAGTACTAACCTACAAGGTAATGTTGGTAGTGATATAGTAAAGATAGCTTTAATTCCTGATTTAACGTCTTATGACCCATCTATACCAGCTACAACAGCTACAATAGATATAGATGCAACATTTAAATTTCCTAATATAGAAGTAGAAGTAGGAGAAGAGGTTAAATTAAGATATGATATTATTTCTACACCTTCTTCTAGTGACCCTATTGGTGGTAATATAAGTTTTATTAGTTATGAGATAGATACCAACTTTGGTGGAACACCTAATTACCAAATTACACCAGTTACTATTACTTGGAATATATATAGAACTATGAATAATGGTGGTCTTAGTTACTTTGAAAATGAGACTGTTAAAGATGATAATATTCAAGATGGTGATGAAATAACATTAAATGCTTATCTACCAAAAGAGTTTAAACAGAAAGACGTTTTAAGTGATATTATAAGACGATATAATGTTTATATAAGGAAACACCCGATAAATCCAAATACGTTGATTCTAGAATCTCGTGATGATTTTTATACTGATAATGTAACTGTATTAGACTGGACACAAAAGAAAGATTATTCAAGTGAGGATAAACTCACGTTCCTAACTGAATTACAGAATAAAGAAATATTATTTACATATAAACAAGATAATGGAGCAGTTGATGGTGGTGGATTAAAGAGAAATGAACCTTATGAAGGTAGTACAGGTGATATATATGGTCAGAAGAAAGTTGGTTTTGATAATGACTTTGTTAAAGGTACTAAAAAGATAGAATCATTTTTTTCAAGTGCTCCATTATTGTATAGAGGTGATACTGATACTAAGAATTATGTTGTT